CGGCTCGGCTCGGCTCGGCTCGACGCGCACCGGGGACTCAGACGCTGACGCCGGCGCAAGCTCGTCCGGATCGTAGACGCCAGCCAGCAGGTCCGGCCAGGTCGCTCGGCAAATCATGGCGAGACAGCGGGCCTTCAGCATCGCCATCGGGTACTTCCGCCAGTTATCCCGACCCGCGAGTCCGGCGCGCTGCGCGTCCTCCATGGTGAACGACATGCGTACCTCTGCCGGCCAGCCGCGCCGCTTCGCGGCGTACTCCACGCGCGTCGGCGTCATCACGGTCGGCATCAGGTACTCGCACAGCGGAGAGCGCGAGCAGACTGCCGCCATCAGGTCGGCGCTCATGTTCGGTTTGCCGTCGATGACGTGCATCGACCAGATCGCCTGTCGCGGATCGATGCCGAGAACGTCACCCATGTGCATGACCAGTGCCATGTCTGCCGGGTTGCGCAAGTGCTTCGGCAACAGTGCCGAGCCCTGGAAATCGCTGCTGAGGTCGCTGATGGTCCGGCGGACCAGCGTCAAATCATTACTCATCTATCCTCCTGTGGTGTGGCGCACCATGCGCCGTGCATCCCATACACCTGTCGGTGTTTCGTCCCCTGCCGGGCACTCATCAGTGGGTCAGGACCGAGATATTGCGTTGCCGTGGGTGGGTAGTGCTACCACTCATCGCCGAAGTCTATATCGTTTTTCATCTTTTTTCAGCTTTGGCAGATACGCGAATCGACGAGAACGAGGCCCCGACCTTGCTGTACGACGCGAACAGCTCGGGGTTGTCGGCCTCCAGGCGCTTGCTGTCGAGGCTGACGCGGCCCTTGGTGACGATGTAGCTGATGGTCGCTCCTCCTGCAGTCGACTTGCCCGGATGACCAGCGGCAGCTATGGCCTCCTCGATGCGGGCTTTAGCCGAGGCTTTCATCTGCTCGGCCTCGTCAATCGCAGCCGACGCGGCCAGGTAGTCGGCGACGGCGTCGTCGATGCCGTCGAGCGCTGGCGGCGGCGTAACCTTGACCGGCTCGGGCAGGCTGGGCTCGATGCCGTCCTGCACCGAGGCCCAGAACGCATCCAGTCGCGGCAAGACAGACTCCCGATACCAGGCGATGTCGATCGGCACGTCGATGATACGCAGCCCATCGGGCGTCAGCGCCGCAATCTGGCCGAGGCGGCAGGGCACTCCGCGAGTCTCCTCGACCAGCCAGGCGTAATGATGCAGCTGGCACCACCACGACCCGGGCACGCTCCCATTGTCGACGTCGGCGATGGTGCCGTCGGCGGCCAGGCCGCGCACCTTGCTCCATTTCGCGTCGACGACCACGCACTCACCGTCGCGCTGGTACACCAGGTCGGGCGTGCCGGCCAGATGCTCGATGAACGGATGCTGGATCAGCCCAGGCCGTTCTCCGACGACGCCGAGGCGGGCCTCTGTTTCGGCGAGGATGACCGGCTCCAGCAGCAGGCCCCATCGCATGCGCTCGTTGGCCTCGACCTCGCCATCGAGGCCGCGCTTCCTGCGCCAGACCTCGCCGATGGTCGAGTAGCTATTGAGACCGAGGATCGCCGACACGTCCGTTCCGCCGATGTAGTCTTTTCGTTCCATTCGTCCTCCATTGTGGCGCAACATGCGTCCCAGACGCCTCTTGGCGTTTCGGCCCCCGCCGGGGCCTCGTCAGTGGGTTAGCGGCGCTCCAGCTCGCACTCCAGACGGTAGATGCGGCGCAGGTGGCGGGTCTGGTCAGAGTATCGGCCGTCCAGCGCGGCCATCTTCGCGGCCGACGTTGCGCGTTTGATGCTGCGCTCAATCTGGGCGATGGTCATGGTGCTGGGGTGTGCGTAGTTCATCCTACTTCCTCCGGGTTTCAGCGGCGCGGAATTGCGTCGCTGATGAGTGGATAGTGGCACAGCGCTGGCTCGATGTCTATACTATTTTTTACTTTTTTTTCATCTTGACGGATATGCCGCAACCGCTAGGATTGGCCTATGCTCAAGGAACACATCAGATACATCTGCATGGCCCGTGGCATCACCATCGGGCACCTGGCTCAGGACATCGGCGTCAGCGTCGCAGCGGTCAGTAACTGGCAGCGCGGCAAGGTACTCCCTGCGGCCCGGCACGTGCCTCGGCTCGCCGAGGTCCTCGAGCTGGACGTCCACGAGCTGATCGCGATGCTGGAGCGTCGGCCATGACCTGGGTGCGGCTGGATACGGACTGCCATGCCGACGGCCGGCTCAGGCGTGCGCGGGCTGTGTCCGTGTGGCCTGCGGTGCTCTGCGCGTTGAAGCGTGGGAACGGCATCGCGACGGATGACGATCTGGACCCGGTGGTCATCTCGGACCTGTGGCAGATGGACGAGTCCACGGTCGCGAGGGCGATTAGCGGACTGCGCGCCGTCGGGATGCTCGTCGAGTGCGATGGGGGATGGACGACCCCGCGATGGTCAGAGCACCAGCCCGACCCGAGCAACTCGGAGCGCCAGCGAGCGTTCCGCGAGCGCAATCGACAGGCCAGAGACGCCGCGAACGAACCCGTGCGTAACGGTTACGCACCGTTACGTAACGGCGACGTAACGTTACGTAACGGCGAACAACGCAACGTAACGCCTGACAGGACAGGACATACAGGACAGGACATACAGGACAGTGTCCTAGTAGAGGTGGACGGTACTACGTCGCGCGCGCGCGCTGAGCCTGCGCCGCTTCAGCCCCCGCCGCCGCCTGACGGGCTCGCTGCTGTGGTCGAGGCATTCCGCCGCACGCAGAGCGGGCGACAGGCGATGCAGGTATCCCCGGCCACGGTGCAAAGTCTCGCGACGATGGTGACGGCTCATGGCCATGAGGCGATGACCGAGGCCATCCGGCGCGCGTCGGAGCGGTGCCAGGGTGACCTGACCATCGCGTACCTGCGTCCAGTCGTGGCCGCAGTAGCAGCGGGCGAGCCCGAGCAGCGAGTGCGGCGAGTCGAGCGCCAGCCGAGCGCGGCATACCAGAGCGGAGAGCCCGTGGCGTCCCCACGGGTCGTGACGGAGGGACTACTATGACGGACGCAGTCGACTGGACGTCTCTGGCAGAGGCGTTCGCCCTGGGGCGACCAGTGGCGCGAGAGATGCGGCCGATGGTCGTGTCCGAGGTCATCACCGATCGAGGTCACGCAGGCCTGAGAGTGGAGGGCGATTGTCCCGACCGATGCCGATCCGGGTTCCGGTTCGAGGTCGACGCGGACGGCTATGAGCGGTCACGCGAGTGCAGCCACTGCGGGCCAGTCCTGCGCCGTGTCCGACGGCTCAACGCGGCACGTCTTCCGGTGTGGGCGCACCAGGTCAGGCCCTCCTGGCGAGGAGAGCGCACGCTTGGCCAGGTCGAACAGCTGGCGCAGGTCATCCGGTCAGGCGATCAGCTGGCGCGGGTCTGGTACGGCGCACCGGGGCGGGGCAAGAGCTGGCTCGCGTGCGCGACAGCACTGTTCTGCCTCGACCTCGGAATGACCGTGCAATGGGTAGCGTGGCCTGACCTGCTCTCGAGCCTGCGCGACCAGCTGCGCGATGACCGACCGTTGCGGCCGATAGTCGAGCCCCTGCTGCGCGCAGACCTGCTCGTCGTCGACGAGGTCAAGGGGATGATCACGCCGTTCGCGTCCGACCTGGCCGAGTCGCTCATCGGGCGTCGGTGCGAGCTGGGCGGGCGCATCATCTGCACCGCGAATCTCAGCGAGCAGCAGCTGTGGGCGTACCTCGGCGACCGCGTGCGCTCGCGACTGGCCCAGGCGGGCAGACTCCAGGCAATCACAGGTGAGGACATGAGGAGCACCACATGAGCGAGGTCGGGTGGAAGATGCGGACGTCGTCGGATGAGTTTGCGCGGCTCGACGCGCTATGCAGGCAGCTGGATATTGCGTACTCGGCCGCATACCGGCTGGCGGTCGAGTGGCATGCAGCCAGGACCGGCCTGGAGCTCGACAGCACCGGCTCGCACATCTGCAGATACTCGCCGCTCAGCCCCGGCCAGGTGACCATCAAGATTGCCAGGTCGGACAGGTGGAACAATCAGTACCGGGACGCTCGCGTCTATCGGGCGGTGGCGCGGGCTGCATTCGAACGCTGGGTGGCGGCCGGTACTCCGCTGCCGCAGGGCCAATCCATCCGAGCGACTACGACGGAGCGGACGACTGTCCGCAGCGGAGTCCTGGTGTCGTGCGAGCGGCCGGCACGGCGACTGCGTAGCGGCAGCCGGGACAGGTCATGCGCTCCTCGGAGCGGGTTCGCCTCCGAGTGCACGGCGCAATCCATCTGGCCCGTCGGTCGTCATGTGCAGCCAGGCAGCATCACGGGCCGGCCGTTCGTGGGCGCAGAGAAATCGACATCGGCATGACAAGTTATTGTTGTCTTCTGCCGGGGTCGCTGATATTCTTTGTTCATGAACGGCGCACGAAGCGCCCAGAACAAAGGAGCCCAGATGAACTTCCCCAAGATGTCCGACCTCAGCCCCATCAGCAAGTCCGAGCAGGCAGGGCTCGACTCCCTGCGCTCCACCTTCCCGCACGCTGTTATACGGCATTGCGCGGTCGAGCGCGCTGCTGGCGTGCACCACCTTGTTTCCGTCGAGACTGCGGAATTCTATGTTGCAGGCAGCGGCGAGCTGCTCAATGAGGCGCTGGCCGAGGTGTTCGGTTCGCTCGGCGACATCGAACTCTCTGGCGAGATGGGCGCATACGTCGGCGTAACAGGCCGAAACGGGGCAACCCGTCGCGTCGTGATGCGGCGCCTGATGATGGCCAACAGATTGATGTCCGCTCGGCATGGCGCCGGGCGTCTACAACGCAGGAGGACATGATGGAAACCTACTTCTTCGACAGCCACGGCAGCCTTTGGATGACCTGCAACGCGGACGCGGACGGCGCAGAGGCGTTCGGCCCGACCGGAACTGCAGTGCGAATCGACGTCGAGACGCGCAACGGCGAAACCCCGTGGACGGCCGCGTCCCGGCTGGGACTGGTAGTGCCCGGAGAATGGGACACGCTGGCCGATGGCGGTCTTCTGTCGGGCACCGGCGAAGACCCGTGCTGCCACTTCAACGCGGCGGCCGCGTGGGTAGTCGATGATGGGTGGAACTGCGCCAAGGGCGGACATCGGTTCTTTGGCCCCGAGGACACGCACTGCCATGAGTGCGGCGACTGGACCGGCGCGGCAGACGCATGACCGACCACCCGACCCTGGCCCAGCGCATCGCCGAAGCCCTCAGCGCCCGCAAGACCGCGCAGAGCCCCGGGCCGCGCAGCCTCTCCGACCTTGCAGCGGCCCTCGGCATGGACAAGGGCAACCTGCACCGGACGGTCAACGGCATCCGTCCGATGCCGCCGCAGCTCGCCGCGAGGATTGCGGAAGTCCTGCCGGAATTGGGTGAGTAGGAATCGTATCCGGCATGACAATTTCTTGTTGTCTTTGATGAAGGGCCCGGGTATTCTTTGCACATGAACGGCGCACGAAGCGCCCACCGACGAAAGGCAAGGACGATGAACAAGCAGCCGACGATGCCTCCCGCCCTCAAGGCTACGATGAAACTCCGCATCAAGGCTCTCCGCGCGGCTGGAGAGCCTGACAAGGCCGACGATATGCAGCTCGTGCTGCACTATTTCACCAATTCTGACGCGCGGCGCATGATCACGGACATCGTCGCGGCCCACGTCGGGATGTAACAGGCCGAAACGGGGCAACCCGTCGCGCCGTGATGCGGCGCCTGATGATGGCCACAGCCAAGAAAGAAATCACCATGCAGACCAAGAGCAACAAGACCATCCGTATCGACCTCGACACTCTGAACGACGGCGCCAACGTGGAAGCGCTCGAGGATGCCATCATCGCCGAGTTCCCCGAAGCAGACGTTGTCATCAGGAACACGGGCCGCGGGACCGAGGTCGAGGGATTCGAGGACGACGACGCCGCACGGGCCGCGCTGCGCGCGGTCGTCGAGTGCGCTGACTTTTGACAGGCCGAAACGGGGCGGCCGTGCGTGATCAGGGCGGTCCGGCAGGTCGGCAACGAAAGCGAGGCTGCATGAACATCCGAGACGGAAAGCTCGGCGATGTGCTCGCCGACCGTGACGGGGCGATTTGGCTGCGGGGAACGGAAAAGGCGCGGGTGCTGTACGACCCGTCGTGTGATGTCAGTGGCGACGACGACACGCGCGGCGCCGACGCCTTACCGATCAGCTACGTCGAGGAGTTCGGCCCGTTCACCGTCCTCTACCCGCAGGCGGACGCGGTGGCGGACGAGCGCCTGCGCGATGCCGAGCGCCGGGCCGAAGAGGCCGAGGCACGCGACGCGCACAACCGCGCCGAAATCGAGCGCGTCATCGGGCCAACACTGGTCGCGATGAAACGGGCCGGGGTCGACTCGCTGCCCAATGCGACGGATGAACTAATCCGCCGGTTGGACGCAGCCGAGGCCGAGCGCGACGCGCTGCGGGCCGAATCCGCGCGGCTGCAGGCCGAACTTGATGCCGCCCGCGCAATCATCGAGAGCGGGGCGCCTGTATCGGCGCGGGATGACCTGAGCGGGCTCGCGGGGCAGGTGAGCGGATGACCCTGCCGCTCCTGAATCGTAGCCAGGTCGGTCGCGCGGCCCGAGCACGCGGTGAGCGTCTGGAGGACTGGCTCGACGCATACCACCAGACTCTTGCCCGTGACGGCGTGGCGTACATGCGCCGCGTCGGAGCGCCCGTCTCAGTGCTCGGCCGGGTGTCGGTCGATGTCCGTGGCCGACACCTGTTCCGCGCCGCCTGGGACGGGTATCAGGGCGTCGATTTCGTGGGCCACGATGGTGGCGGGCGGCACATTGCGCTGGAGGCCAAGACGCACTCGGGGCCGGACTCGTGGGACTCTGGCGTCGACCCATCGGGCCGAGGCGTCGAGGGCGGTGCGCTCCACGAGAGGGCCGCACCATGAGCAAGCGGCAATGCAGCGCCAGCGCATGACATTCGCCGCCTCGCACGCGATGGCCTCGGCACCCGGGGGCTCGCAGCCCGGCGTGACGGTCGACGACTACGCCCGGCACGTTCTCGCGCGGTGGACGCGCTTCGGCGAGGACATCGTCGCTGGGGCTGTGGCGCACATGTGGCGCGCTCAATTGAATCCAGAGCGTCCCGATGGGATGTCCATCATGCGGTGGATCGACGTGAATCTGACGGTCGAGGATGCGAGCGACGCAGGTGCATCATGCCGCTGACCATGGCCTCGTCAGGGAGCGGGAGCGGCGTCAGGAGGTTCGAGCCATGAGTATCGTGTTCGCGATCGGCGCGCTGGGGCTGCTGTACCGGGTCGTGACGGCATGACCGCGCTCGGCATCGTCCAGTCCCTGCTACTCATCATCGGAGCAGCCGATACAGCGTGCGCCGAGTCCGGCCGCGACTACCGCGACGGCGCGGTCGTGCTCCAGGTCGTGCGCACCCGGGCCCGGCTCGACCGACGCGGGTGGGCGCGCTACGACGGCACGCTCTGGACCGCGCTCTGGTCGCCCGGTCAGCACGCGCACGGCTGCCGCTGGCCGCTGACATGGCGGCACGTCGAGCTCGGCGTGCGGTTCGTGACCGACACCCTCGACGTGCCCGAGTGGGCGCGTGACGCTCTATGGTACTGTGGCGGATACGATAGACCCGGCTCATGCGCTGCTCGTGGTGGGCGGCGCGTGCTCGGTCGGATCAAGCACACGTACTGGGGTCGATGATGGCGAGGCCAACTAAGCTACGGCCGGCAGTGAGGTCGGGCCTCATTGAGGCGGTCGAGTTGGGCGCGACGTGGGAGGCCGCTGCACAGTCTGTCGGCATTGGAGCATCGACCCTACGTGAGTGGCGACAGCGTGGCGAGGCTGGCGAGGCGCCATTTGCGGCGCTCCTGGCGGACCTAAAAAGGGCGGACGCGGACTGCATCTCGCGCGCCCTGCAGGTCATCAGGCAGGCAGCCGAGGGTGGCCAGTGGCAGGCCGCAGCGTGGCTCCTCGAGCGCCGACACCCGGCCGACTACGGACGCCGCGTCGAGTCCCGCGTCGAGGTATCCGCGCCGAGTCCACAGGACGGCGTCCGGACTGTGCTGGAGCGCCTGGCCGGCGAAGGAGGGAGCAGCGATGGAAGGTGACCTCAGGGACCTGGTGGCACACGCGGCCATCGAAGAGCCAGCGCCGACTGGCGACGGTCGCAGCGTGACCGATGCGCTCATGGTCTACGTCGACACGACCCAGCGGACAGAGCAGCAGCGGCGCCAGCTGCAGTCTATGCTCCGCGCTCGGCGAGAGCTAGGCCGCGCTCACTACGGCACGGAACTGTGCACCAACAACGGCCGGGCGGCCTACATCGACTGCCTGCAGGAACTGCTCGACGCCGCGCTGTATGCGACCCAGGGACGCATGGAGGGACGCACGGCGCCTGTCGAGTGCATCGATGTCGCGTGGCTCATCATGCAGGTACTGACAGACCATGGCGGCGCTCTCCCTCGCTGACATCCAGCCGTTGCCCTGGCAGGCCGAGGCTCTGCGCTGCATCTTGCGGCAGAGTGGCGGCTGCTACGCATGGGCTGGCGGCAAGGGGTCGGGCAAGTCGGTCCTGGTCGGCACCGCTGCGTGCCTGCTCGCCGCGACCAGGCCGGGCGCAGAAATCGCGCTCGTGATGGACTCCTATCCGAGCCTGCGCGACATCCATCTCCCGATTATCTCGTCGCTGGCACGCAGCGCAGGCGGCGAGTGGCGAGCGACCGACACCGAGTTCCGGTGGCCGTCCGGTTCGGTCGTCCGGCTGCGTCACCTGGATACGTCCGGCGACCCTCGCATCGGTGGCAGCCCAATCGAGGGCATGAATCTGCACGCCATCATCGCCGACGAGTGCCAGCAGATCGACTCGCGGTACTGGACGGTCTGGCAGGAGCGGACCCGTGTGCAGGCGGTCGACCTTACCGGGCGAGTGTGCTCGCCGCTCGTCGTAGCGTCGGGCCTGCCTGTGAGCACCTGGTGGGTCAGCGAGGCCGCGAAGTCGGGCGGTCTGACCTGGCGGCCCAAGACCCGCGACAACACGCACAACGATCCCGAGTACGAATCGCGGCTGCGCGCGGCGATGACTGAGCGTCACGCGCGGGCCATGCTCGATGGCGAGGAGTACGCGCCAGAGGGGCAGATCGTCGAGGAGTACGTCGCGCGACTGGCTCCCGATGGCGTGCTCACCGACTGGTCACCGGACTACTCGCAGACGCGGACTGTGCTCGCGATGGACCTCGGCGCACGGGACCCGCACGCGCTCCTGCTCGCCGAGGACGCCGAGCGCGGCCGGTGGGTCGTCATGCGCGAGTGGTACAGCACCGGGACGCACATCACGGTCGGCGCGTTCTGCGCGCGCATCGCTCGTGATGCCGCTCCGCGTCGCATCGCTGGCGGTCGTATCCCCATCGACGAGGTCGTCGCGGACCCAGCTGGCGCGGCGACATCGGCGCAGACTGGGCACTCGGACCTCGACATCATCTCGCTGCATCCGCCCGAGGGGCTCGGGCTGCGGCCGGTCGTCGAGACGATCCCCGAGCGCCGCTCGGTCGTCGCCTCGCTGAATCGGATGCGACTGGCGATGGAGCGCCGCCGCCTGCTGGTGTCGTCTCGACTCGCCGAGGAAGGCGCGCGCGACCAGACAGGCCGATCGCTGCATCGGTCCCTGCTCGCGTATCGGTGGGATGTCAGGGGTCGCGAGGAGCCGATGAAGGACGGCATCAGCGACCACGCGGTCGATGCTCTGCGATACGGCGCGCGGCGCGTGCTGTGGCATCTGCCAGAGCTGGCGCTCGCGTCGGTCATCGCTCCGGTGCGCGCTGCGCCGTCACGGCATATCGGCCAGGAGCGCGACTCGCGTTGATAGCCTGCTGATAGTCTGCCGATAGCAGCATCGATGCTGCCACTTGTAGCATCGGGTGCGCGGCTGTACCCTGCGCCCATGTACGGAGTCGTCAGCACAGCCGAGAGCGCGCGTCTGCGAGACGCGACTGAGCGCCCGAGCACCGAGATGGGTGTCGGCGGCGGCTACAGTGGCGCGGGCATCTACGGCTCTGCCTACGAGCACAATCGGCGCCTGCAGGCCAACCCCGACCGCATCGCCGCATTCCGGCGCGCTATGACGCACTGGAGCGTCCAGTCTGGTGTGACTGCCTGGCGCGGACTCTGCGAGATTGCGACCTGGTCCGTGACTGCAGCCGACGACTCGCCGCAGGCCGCGCAGTACGCCGCCCACATCCGCGCGTGTCTCGGTATCGGTGCGCAGAGTCCGCTCGGCACCGAGTGGCAGGTGGTGCTGCGCCAATTGCTGCAAGCGCACCTAGAGGGCTTCGCGGTCTGGGAGATGGTCCCGGTACAGGTCGGCGGTGTGTGGTACACGCCGCTCCTGCCGCGTGACGCGACTTCGGTTGCGCGCTGGATTGTCGATGGCGACGGGCGGCTGGCCGCAGTCGAGCAGCGTCCGACCGCTGGATATGGGACGTTCCGCGTCATCCCGGCGTCGCAGCTGCTGGTGTACGTCTGCGGCGCAGTGGCGCACGACGATTACTCGGGCGAGGGCATGCTCCGCTCGGTCGAGCCGCTGTACCGGGATGTGGTAACGCTCCAGCAGCAGCTGATCGCGGGCGTCCGTCGATGGGCGACGCCTACGCCGGTCGCTCGACTCCTGCCCGACGTGTCGCGCCAGTTCGGCAACCCCGAGACTCCTGCGTTCGTACAGGCCGAGCTGGAGAAATACCAGCAGACGCTGCAGCTCTACATCTCGCATGACCAGAGTTATCTGATGGTCCCGCCATGGATTGAGCTGGCGACGTTCGGCGGAGAGCTGGGCAACCTGGCCGAGGTACAGGCCATCATCGACGCGCGTGACCGGCAGATCCTCAGCGTGGCCAGCGCGCAATGGCTCATGCTCGGCACCGCCAACGCCTCGGGGTCGTACTCGCTCTCTGAGACGCAGATGAGCGCGGCGCATGATGCGGCGCAGGCGGTCGATGACGACATCTGCCGAGGGATGCAGAGCTACATTGGCCGCGCTGTCCGCTGGCAGTTCGGGCCTAACGTGCCGGATGCGCTGATGCCGCGCATGAAGGCGGCCGGGCTCGCGTCGGAGGCGTTCGTGCGCTATCTGAGCGTCCTGCCGAGCCTCGTGTCTGCGGACCTGCTCCGACCTGACGACGCCGTGCGCGACGCGGTGCGAGCGGCGGTCGAGATGCCAGCCGAGGACCCGAGCGCGCGACCGCGAGGTCAGCGTGTCCGGCCTGCTGCCATTCCGCCGTCTGGTATCCTGACTCCATCTGCCGTCGTAGGTCAGGGCTGATGCCGCTGCGCCGAGTGCCATCCGAGGCCGTCGCCTCTGCCGTCCGTCGTGGGCTGCGCATGTACGACGCGGGCCAGGGCGGCGACGGACTCAGGCCTGAGACTATCCGCCGGGCGCGCTCCATCGCTGCTCGTGAGGCGCAGTCGGTGCGCTGGCTCACCGTCGAGGCACCCGCCTGGTTCGCTCGCCATGATGCGACGCGGCCCGATGGCGATACGGCCGGGACGCCGTGGCTCACCGCGTGGCTGCTGTGGGGCGGCGACCCAGGCCGCGAATGGGTGGAGCGCGAGAAATCCAGGCGCGGCCGCATGGAGGCCGCAGGAGAGACTGTCATGTCGATGACCATTGCGACGGCTCCTGGCCAGTCGCTCGGCGAGTTCGTCGAGGAGTTGCGGTCGGCGGCGCACGCTCGGCTCATGGGCCTCGTGCCGCCCGAGAAGGCGGCCAACTGCTGGGTGCGACTCGAGGACGACACGATCGACGAGTCCAGCGTCGTGGCCGAGGTCTGTGGTCTGGACGAGGACCGCTACTATCGGCTGACCTACTCGCGTGACGAGTCGGGCCGACTGGTGCTCGGCGAGCCTGAGGCCGTCGAGGAGGTCACGACCTATCGGCCCATCGCGTCGCCTCCGATGTCGCTGGCGCGTGGCCTGGTGCTGGAGTCGCTGCCGGTGCATGCTCCGCCCGTCGAGGGTCTGACCCGCGGTCGTCAGGTGCAGCTGCTCCGCGAGGGCGCGCTCTACGACGCCTATACGGGCGAGCACCTGCTGGACGTGACCGAGCAGCTATGCCGCGACATCGCGACGAGCGCATCGGCGCTCGGCTACGGCGTGCCCATCGACATGGGCCATGCTCTCTATCGCTCGCAGGCTGGCGAGTCGCCGACGCTGTACGGGCGTCTGACCGCGCTGGAGTGCAAGCCCGGTCGCGGACTCTACGGCACGCCCGAGTGGACCGATGCAGGCGCAGCCCTGCTCGCCGCTAACCCCGGCGTCTACTACCTGAGCCCCACGCTGCTCGGCGCGCCGCGCGACCCTCGCACGGGCGCTGACATGCCGGGCCGCATCCTGCACAGCGTGTCGCTCACTGCGACGCCTCGCCAGGACTCGCTCGATCCACTGGCGCTGTCACGCGCCGCAGCCGAGGCCACGAGCCTCACAGGAGGTGCCGACATGGCACAGCAGCAGGCCCCCATCGTGGGCGACGTGCTGGCGCTGACCCGAGAGCGTGACACGCTGCTCGACCAGATCGCCAGCGTCCGAGCCGAGCGTGACGCGCTCGCGCTGGAGAGAGACACGTACCGCGCACAGGCAGAGAGCGCCGCCACGCTGGCGGCTCGTGTCGCAGCCCTGGAGGCCGAGGCGGCTCGCGTCGCTGCGGTCGCCGAGGTCGACGCGGCCGAGCTGGCGGGCAAGATCATCACGACCGAGGCGCGTCAGGCGCTGCTGTCGATGGCCCCTGAGCACCGTGCGCTGGTCCTGAGCCACATCCCGGCGACGCGACCGACCCAGGTGGTCGGACATGCCGCCCGCACCGAGACTGACCCCCGCGCGGCGCAGGCCGCCGAGGCCAACGCAAAACTCAACCTCATCCGGAGTCCCAAATGAGCTACGGCAGCAAGGGCAACATTCCGAACTTCGTCGCCAGCGGCACGATCACCGCCGGCCAGGTGGTCAAGATCGTCGGCTTCTCCGGTGGCCTGCCCCAGGTGGCGGCTGCCGATGACGGCACGACGGCGACCGCCGATGCGAACGTCGGCATTGCGCTGGAGTCCGCGACCGACGGCCAGGTGCTCGCGGTGCAGGTTGACGGAGTCTGCGATTTCGCGACGGCGGGCGCGGTCATCGCCGCCGGGTCGCTCGTGACGACGAACGCCAGCGGCAAGCTCGCCGCTGCCGCGTCCGGCGACCGCGCGTTCGCCCGTCTGCTCGCCGGCAAGTCCTCGACGGGAGCGACCGCTGATGGTGCGCTCTGCTCGATCTCCATCCATGGCCCCATCGACATCGCCTAACAGGAGCACATCATGCCCAGTCTCAGTTCCGTCAACGTCGTCTCTCCGCTCCTGTCCGGCGCTGCCATCGGTGCAGCGCAGCAGCTGCGGCTCGTCGCGTCGGGCATGCCCCAGGCGCGAGTCCCCGCCACGAGCTACCACGGCAAGGTCTTCGTAGAGTCGAGCGCCTCGTTCATGGGTTCGCCCACAAATCTCCGGACCTCGCTGACCGCCGACTACCCCCGCACCCAGGCTGGCGACCCGACGACGGTGTCGTTCACGTGCGAGGAGTATAAGCTGGCGTCGGCGGTCATCCCCGACAAGCTGATGGAGCGCTCGCAGTTCCCGAGCGACTTGCTGTCGCGCGAGGCCGCCGCCATCGGCCGCAAGTTGGCTCTCGACATGGAGAGCCGCCTGGCCACGCTGTTCTTTTCCACGGGCAACTGGCCGGACGCCGCGCTCGCCGCTTTGGGCGGCGGCGGCATCCAGTGGAGCAGCTACACGACGGCCAAACCGGACCTGGACATCGATGTTGCGATGGTCGCCGCTCGAGAAAACGCTTACGGGCGCAACCCCGATACCATCATCCTCGGCCAGCAGGTCATCGACGCATACCGGCGGTGCCTGCAGGCCCAGGGCGTCGCCGTCGTCGGCAGCGGTGCGGCTCGCGCCGACCTGCTCACCGAGGCGGACGCCATCGGCCGCATCCAGTCCCTGTTCGGGCTGCGCGTGCTGGTCGGGTCGGCCCGGAGCAACACGGCCGCTCCCGGTCTGACCCCGAGCGGCGCGTACCTGTGGGGCAAGTCGTTCTGGATTGGCTGCTTGCAGGACGCCGACGTTGGCGTCGCTGGCTCCGACGTCATGGTGCGCCCGGTCGGCGCGCTGCTCATCGTCGAGGACCGCGTCGGTGCGGCCGGCATCAGCATGGACGGGCTTACCCTGCCCATCGCCGTGTCGGAGCACATCAGCGAGCCGCCGCAGGCCAAGGGGCGCCTCGTCGCTGGCGAGTGCTACACGGACGAGATCGTCTGCGATAGCAATCTCGGCTACCTCGTCACGGCTGTCGCTGCCTGATGCCACGCTACCGCTACACCCCGGCGAGTCAGATGACGCGCATCCCCGTGCTCGGCATCAGCGCGCCCGGCGTCTACGAGCTAGACCCGGCTGACGTAGCCCGGTACGCGGAGCTCGTCGAGGGTGTAGACGGTAGGCCGTGTCTCGTGCCTGAGTACGACGTGCCCCAGGCCGTCGTCGACGCCGTCAACGGCTTCGTGGCGGCGGTCTGTGAGCCGACGCCGCATAACCCTGAGACGGACTCCATCTCCATCCCCGAGCAGCCGCCAAAGGCGCGCAAGCGCCGGGGCAGCTGATGCCGCGCACCGTCGACTGGTGCTGCGGTGGTATCGGCGGCATCACGCTCGCGCGTGGCGATCTGCCAGCGGGTATCGAGCGTCTCATCCGTGACCGAGTCGACGTCACAGACGACGCCGCATCCGAGGTCGCGGCGATGCTGCGCGAGGTCGCCGATCGACTGGCTGGCGGCCTGCGTGACTATCTCGGCGGCGGCACTCTCGACGATGCTCGCGCCTACCTGTACGGCGCGCAGCTGTCAGACGTCATCGCCATCCTCGACGACATCACGGACGACAACGGATACCCGCTCATGGACGCCGCGCAAGAGGCGTGGCGGGATGAGCTGCAGCGTCTCTCTGGCGAGGCGATGCGGACGGCAGAGCGTGCAGGCCTCGCACTGCTCGACCCAGGATTCGATGCCGCGGGGTTCGAGGCTGCCATGGCAAGCCGATACCGCAATGCGGCAGACACCTGGGGTGTGGTCGTCAAAGAGCCGTTCGCTCTCCGCATCCTGCAGTCGTTCGACGCCGCGCTGTTCGCTGACTCGTGGTCGTCGGCGAGCACAAGCCTGCGCGCGTCGCTGGAGTCGGCCATCGCGCCCATCGAGACGGATGTCAGGACCGAGACGGCTGCGTTTGACCGCTACGTCGCAGCGACAACCGCTCGATTCGCCGACCCAGACGGCAGCCTGCTCGCATGGGTCTACGCCGGGCCTGTCGATGGCCTCCAGCGCAAGTTCTGTCGCGAGGTCTACGGACTCGCCTGGACTCGTGACCAGGTGGTCGCGATGGACAATGGCATGCCTGGGATGCCGCCAGTCTTCTTCGGAGGCGGATACAACTGCCGCCACCACTGGGTGCAGATGCCGATGGCCGCCGCGAATGCGCTCGGCATCCCACGAGCCACCGATGCCGACGCCGCCCGCGTCGGTGTATAGTGAGGCACCATGCGCAAGCTCATCATCGGCAAGCCGTACCTCCTATCCTGGCAGCCTGGGGCCGCTGGCATCGTGCCGCAGTCCGTGACGGCGACCCTCTACTGGTCGACGGGCGCGGTCAGCTACGCCATGGCTCGACAGTCAGGCGCGAGCATCTCGGCCATCGACTCGACGCGGACGCGACTCACGACGTTGTGGTCGTCGGGCGAGCCCCACATGGTCCCCGGAGTCCCGATCCAGGCGTGGATCGGAGAGAAGGCCTACGGGCAGGCCGCAGTCCGCATCATCCGCGTCGAGCATCCGTACACCTATCTTTCCGAGCCACTGCCGCGCGAGGTCAACGCGGTCGAGTGCCTCATCCAACTCCTGACCTGGCAGGCGAGCATCCCGGCCATCGCCATCCCGGCGACGCCGCAGCGCCCCGTGCTGCTCCAGTTCGCGTACTCGGCGACGGTGTCCGGCGAGACGACGATCCAGCGTGTGGAACGCGAGCCGGTCGCCGTGGTCTGGTCGGTCTTTGCGACGGGCCTGACCGACGGCGAGGTACTTCGCGGCGCTAACTGGGCGCGCACGCTGTACCAGCCCGGGACTAACGGGTATCAGGATGCTATCGACACGTCACTCGACACCCTCATTCGGCGGATTCGGCCAGAGCTGCCTAATGGCACATGGGAGGACCAGGTATCCGGCGAGCAGTTCCGCCGGGCGCATCTGCTCCTGACGCAGCTCACGCTGCTCGACGACATGGCCGGGCGTGGCCAACCTCGGCCCGAGCTACGCGCCACCATCGCCGAGGAGCTCGACGCCGAGCTTGGGAGATGCTTCCAGCGTCTCGAAATGCTCGACTACAACAACGACGGCGTGCTTCAGCCTGGAGAGGCGGCGGCTATCGGTGCGACGCCCATTAGCCACGTGCAGAATGCCGGCCTCGTCGACTTCGCGCGCCAATCGCTGCCGACCGTCGTGGACCGTCCGCGCATGGACGACCCGCGATGAGCATCAAGGTCCGGCCGCTCGGCACCGTCCCTACGTCCGTCTGGGACGTGCAGGCGATGGAGGCGCTCGCAGTGTCCGTGCGAGGTATCATCGTCGAGCGCACCCAGGTGCGAGGCATCGGCGAGGACGGCAACTCGCTGGCACCGTACAGCACGCGACCCATTACCATCTCGTTTGCCTCGGATACTGCAGCGCGGCTGCGGCCCAAAGGCGGGCTCCCTGACTACGGTCGCGGCCATCCTCGCAGGCTGCTGACTGCAAGCGGCCGGGCGCCACGGGGCGCAGGATGGGTCATCACCGGCCGCTATTATCCGGGCGGATACGCCGAGTATAAGCGAGCGTCCAGGCTCGGCCTGACCAGCAGGTCCGGCCGCGCTGGCGTACTCGTCGACCTGACGCTCTCCGGTCAGATGATGCGCGAGTTCCGCGTCCGCAAGACCACGCGCTTGTCGGCCATCATCGGCCTCACTGGCGAGGCCGCAATTTACGGCTCCTACGTCAATGCGTCCCGGCCATGGATCGGGCTCGCAGACTCTGACGCGCCAGCTGTTGATGCGTCATTCGGTGCCATCGTCGCCGATGCGATGCGACGGGGGGAGCGGCGCAAGTGAGCCTCGCCGACATCATTGACACCGTCTCCAGTGTGATCGAGTCCGTGACCCCGACGAGTGGGCCGCATATGCGGTTCCTGCGCGCGCAGGTCGAGGACTGGATGCCGCTGGAGGAGCAGGCCGGGACGCGGAGCCGACTGCTCCTCGTTGAACCAGTCGGGGGCATCCTTGAGCCGCGCTATGTTGGCCTGACCCTGCATTACCCATCGCACGATCTGGTCGTCAGCGTGACATACGCTCGTGGCGACTACCGCGACCCGCATCTAATGGCGTCCGTGGCAGCCGAGGACTTCGCGAGCATCGTCACCGCGCTTGCACCGCCTGCATCGTGGTCTGCTGTTGCCACGAGCCTATATCCGCTCCTGCCCGTCGAGCGGTATGACGTACCCGCCGCCGACGGCGGCACACTCGCCACCATCTACAGACTACGGCTCCGCGCCGAGTGGGAGGTCTCATGAGCACTGGCATCAACAACGGAGCGACCTGTATGGTCGCTGAGGAATCCTCGTTCGGGTCGGTCGATGCGACCAACGCGCGTGCGCTCGACACGGCCACGCTCGCGGGCCTGACGTGGTACTCGCTGCGCGTCACCCAGGACGGATTTAGCGGCGCATCGACCGCGCTGAAGATGCCCACTGACGAGCGGTCGGATATCACGCTCGCGGGCGGCCGGCAGCCGCTGCGCGTGCTGACTGCCATCGATGCCAGCGGGCCAGTCCGCAGCATCACGGGTGACGTCGGCATCCCGATGGAGGCCCGTGGCATGGGGACCAATGTGCCTAGCGCCACTGGCCTCGGCGTGCTGCTCCTGAGCGGCTGCAGCGCCAAAATCGCCACGCCGGGTGCATCCGTGACTGCCACCTACGCTACCGCAAACACGTTCACGGTGCCGTCTGCGGCCGTGCTGTTCCCCGGCGACATCGTGGCAGTCGTCCAGACGGACGGCACACTGCGCGGCGTCAAAGTCAGCGATGTCGGAGCCGGTGCGCCTGCCACGGTCACGACGGTCGAGCCCCACGGCATCCCGGCAGCGTCCACGGCGACCGTGCGCCTCTGCCATCAGTTTTTCATCTCGTCGGACGCCGTGCCCGATGGTGGCTCGGTCGCGGTGCAGTACGCTCCGCGCGACGGATACGACACCGTCATCGGCGTCGGTGCGCGACTGGCCAAGCTCGACATCACCGCCGGCCCGACCGGGGCCGTCAACATCGTGCCGACGCTGCGATGCGCCGACGGAACCTATGTCATGGCCCCTGTGGCGACCCCGACCGAACCACTCATGATCGGTGCATCGGGCTCGACGGCGCTGCGTACCCGGGTCGCTCCGGTGCTCGTGACCCAAGACCACAGCACCAGCTCTGCGCCCTACTCGGTCACGGCTACCACGCTGCCCGTGCTCGAGTGGTCTGTGTCTATCGAGTTCGACCTGGTGCCGGTGTCCGACCAGGGTACGCGGTCGCGCATGTCCGAGATGCGTGTCTCCTCGGCGACGCTCACCGGGTCGATGACCATCGACAGCCCGAGCACGACGAGCGCCGACGTGCGCGACTGGCTGCGCCTCTCGCAGAAGCGCACCGTCGGATTCTCCGCCGCTGGGGCGAACGCCGCGGGCAACGGATGCGGCGTCTGGGTCGGGAGTGTCGAGCCGAGCGAGGACCCCGGCTATACCTTCACGGCAAACGACCGGACCCAGGTCGTCCCGCTGCGCGCTGGTGACTACGCGGGCGACGGCTCGACGACGACTCCCACCGATGGCGCGAATACGCCGTGGGTTCTCTGGTTCGTGGCCTGACCCATGGCGTTCCAGCGCGCGAGTCGCGCGGGCGACCTGGCCCGCATCCCGCTGATGTGCGACCCCGACCTGCGGGCGCTCGTCGTATCGACGCTCACCGGCGCAGGCGACGAGGCCGACGCGCTCACTGAGCGCCTGCGTCTCGCCGTCGCGCTGTACCACGAGACGCTCGACCCTATGGGTGTGTGGGACGTGCTCGGTGGTCAGCCGGTCGGCGTGGCATACGCCACCATTCGAGGTCTGACCGGGGGGGAGTTCGCCGATGCGCGGCGCGCTGCTCTGCTCGCCGCTGGTACGGACTCGCAGGCGCACATCGAGGCCGAGCTGATTCGGCGCGGGCTGGTCGCGCTCGACGGGTTCGATGAGCGCCCGGTGGACGGCATGTACCCGGTCGAGGCCCTGTACGGTCCCGGCGGGCTCGGTCGGGATTGGGCCATGGTGCGAGCGGAACTTGCAGCCCGAATCGACGGATGGAGCCACTTGGGAAAACAGGCGGGCTCATCCTGCGCGCGCTCGTCAGGAGAGCCGATGCTGAGCGACGCGGCGCACACGTCCACTACTGCGATGCTCAGTGCGGCGGCGTCGTAGCTCGACACGGCGCGGACGAGATTGCGCCCGTAGACATCGACCCTGACTCGCCGCATGGAGAGTGGGTGCCAGGCCTGTCACTCTGGCCGGGTGGTGAGCGTGCACCGTGGTGCCTCGACCATATGGCGCGGTCAGAGTTCATTGCGCACGTATTGCGGGCCAAACAATGGTCGGATGCGGGCCAGTCCATCGGCGCGCTCGACTCGACACCTGGGTCGGTGGTCGACGCCGTGCTGACACTGCGGGCCGAGTGGGATAGAGTGCAGGCCGAGGAGACTGACCGCCATGGCGCTCGCACGCACCGAGATTGAGGTCACTGTCATCGGCGCGGATGTCGCCGAGGCGCAACTGCGAGCGGTTGCAGCCGCTGACGGGTCGGTCGCATCGTCGGCCTCTGCCGCCGCCACTGCCATCTCGAAGCAGGAGCAGGCGACGCAGCGCAGCACGCGAGCGCTCCAGGAGCAGGAGCGCGCCATCCGGCAGACGACCAACGCCTTTGGCTCTGCCGTCATCGAAACACGTCGATTTGACGGGATGATGAACACCTGGGTCACGGAGAGCACCAAGGTCGCTCAGTCCACGACCCAGGCCGGAGCATCCGTCGCACGATTCGGCGCCCAGGCCGCCGAGGCCGTGCAGCAGACCAGCGGCGCGAAAGTCGCGATGGAGGGCCTCGGCAAGGCGTTCGCGGCCCTGTCTCGCGCTGCCGCAATCCTGCCTGGCTTCGGCATCGCCGGACTACTGTTGGCCATCGGCGAGGGCGCAAAGGCGGCCTGGGACGCGATGTCCGGGCTCGGGGACAGCACACGGTCAACGTCCATCGAGATGCAGTACCAGGCCGCGCTTGCTCGCGAGCATGCGCAGTACCTCGACCAGCAGGCCGAGGCCGCGCGACGTGCAGGCCTGGCGATGACTGAGATGGGTGAGGCGTTCCTGTCGGCGCAGACCGGCGTCTCGATGGGCGCTGGCGGTCGTGGGTACATGCTGTCGGCCATCGTGGGCGACGAGCTGCAGCAGGTGCGCGAGGACAAGGGGAAGCTTCGCGAGGCTGCCGCACAGCTGAAAAAGGACCGTGACGCGCTCATGCGCGACTTCGAGGCGGCGGCCCTCGACTACGAGGGCACGATGGCCGGCCCTGCCATCCGCGCCGCGCTCGACAAGCGGGCCGCCGACCTCGCCCAAGAGGCCCGCCGAATCAAACAGGTCGGCGACTCGCTCCGCGACCGAGAGGTCGACATGATGCGCGCTGCTAGGGGCGCGCTCGGTGGTCGAGCCGAGGGGGCTGGCGGCGCTAAGGCCGCGGCCAGGCCACAGACGCTCGGCGAAATCGTCGGCGCTGTCGCTGGCGCCAAGTCGCCACGTCGCGAGATGGAGGCCGAGGCGCTCCGGGGCATCGATGCGATGTCCGCAGCGATGGTGCCAGAGCCGGACCCCGAGGCGTGGGCCAGATTCACGGCGCCGTATCGCGACGCATGGGACCAGATTACGGCCGGAGCGCAACTCGCCTACGACACCATCGGCGACATCATGTCGCAGCCCATCGAGGCGAGCCCGTTCGACGGCATGCTCCAGAGCATCGAGGCCGCATTGACGGGCCTGACCGCCGCGGCCTCGAACGTCGGAGCCGTCATTGGCCAGGTCGCCGGGACCGTGTCTAGCTCATTCGGCGCGATGGTCACGAACCTCATCACCAGCGGCGACGCCGGGGCGAAGCAAATCAAACGGGCCATCGGCAACGCGCTGGCGGCGCTATCGGCGCAGGCGCTGGGCAATTCCATCTACCTGTCGGCCATGGGCACAGCGGCGCTCATCCTCGGCGGCACGCTGCTCGGCACGTCGGCGCCGCAGTATTACGCCGCTGCTGGCGTCATGGCGGCCATGGGCGGCACGCTCGCACTCGCTGCTCGTGCGCTCGGCGCGGGCAAGATCGGCAGCGCATCCGCCAGTGGTGGCGGTGGCGGTGGGAGCCGAGGCGGAGAGCGCACCCCGAGCGCGGCTGATACGGGTCCGACTGGTCGAGCATCCGACCGGGCGCCACAACCCGTCGTGGTCTACATCGGCGAGGACGTGGTCACGCGCGGCGTGACGCAGGCCACGAGACGCCAGGATATGCGCGGCGGTATCAGCGAGCCGCGCCTCGCAGTGGCGGTGTGAGATGACAGTCGCAGCACTCCTCGTAGGCCTCGACGCATCGGCATGGGCTGGCGTGTCCGTGTTCACTATCGGCGGCTCAGTGGTCGCAGTCCCGGCCATTGCGAGTATGCACAACGGGGCGCACTACCCAGACGCCGTCGCGTTCCTGAACGGTTGGTCGGCGGCTCGGTCGCTCTCGTCGCAGATTGCCGCGCAGTGGACTGCGGCGGGCGGCGCAGGCACGCTGTCTGCTGGCATCGATGCAGCGAGCCGGGTCTACGTGCGACTCACCGGCGGCAGCTCGGGGTCGTTTAGCGTCACTCCAGGCGCGTCTGATCCATGGGGATGGGGCGGTGTCGTGACCAGCGTCGCCGCCGCAGGCGCGCAGGTCGCGACGGCACCTAGTCCCTGGTCGAGAGGCACTGCGTATCTCGACAGTTCGACGCAGTTTACGATTGCGAAAGGCGCAACCTCGATCAATGCCGCACTATATGGCGGCACGCACCAGGGTATCCCGACCGTGATGCTGGCACCTGGCACCGGAGATGCCGACGCCGTGACCTCGTGTCTCGAGGACTGGACCAACGACGCCCGCGACAACATCACGCGCCGCATCCGATGGTGCATCGACGGGTCCGGTCGAGTCGTCGCCTCGTGGCCGACGGCGACGGGCTGGTCGCTGACGTGGACCGATACCGCGTTCATGCGCTGGCTCGGTTTCGACGGACTGGAGTTAGAGGTCGATTCGGCGGGTGTGCGTAGCCTGACCGCAAGCTACGTCGCACCACGGACGCTCATCATGCGCTCTGGCGTCGAGGTCGCGAACCGCTCGACGGAGACAGTGGGCTCCGCGCTCGACCTGTCGTCAGGCCGCGTCGCCGGTCGCCTCGTGTCGACGTGGCGAGAGCTAACGATGTCGGCGCAGCTACAGGGCGGCGTCGGGGTTCCCATCGCGCAGGCTGGATATGCAGACGAGGAGATGGTGTTCCACGCTCGCGTCGCGCCATTCCTGGCGCCGGGCGTGAGGGTGACGCTCTGTCCGCAGTGGTCAGACCCGCGCGTCGGATACTCCATCCCTGACCAGGTCGAAGACGGCGTGCAGGTCGCGGCGGCGTCGGCGGTCTACCGCTCCGACGTCGGCGGCATCACCGGGCGGCATCGCTGCCAGGCATCGACGAGCATGGACCGACGCATGACCACGACCTACGCGACCGGAGTCCCGCGCGTCGTGACACGCATTGGAGCGACGCTCCGAAGGATGCCACGT